TGCTTCCTGATCGAAGACGAATCTATCACGGCGCGTCTCGATCACTACGAGGGCCATCCCCACCTGTTCTGTCGGAGAGTCGTCAAGACCGAAAGCGGGCGCGATGCGTGGGTTTACGAATACATGGGTTCGACGGATTACGCAGCCAGTCCGGTCGAATCAGGTGATTGGCTGACAGGAGAACACTGATGCTCATGTTTTCGCACGGCGGGCATTGCTGCGGGATCAGCACCCTCTGGGGATTCTACGAAGGCCCGGACACGAAGATCGAGGAACACAAGGCCGTCAAGAAGAACGGGCTGTTCCCTTACGACTACGTCAAGTGTCGTGATATCGGGAAGAGCTACACTCACCCCGAACAGACGCACGAAGAACGTGCGGCACGGCTGATCGAACTCACCATCGCCGAGCGCCCGAAAGGGTTGATCGAAGCGGTGCTGACGTCGGGTAAATACAACTACGACAAGAGTCGCTACAACCCGGTGCGCCAGATAGACGTCTGGGGACCGATTCTCGAAAAGATGGGGTTCGTCCCTGTCACGACGTTCCGCAACTCGAACTCGGGTTGTGACGTCACCGTCTACCACTACGCCTACGGGCAGTAATTGGCAAGTTTGCCAAAGCCAGTGAAGTTGCTTCCACCAAGCGAAGGAGAATGACATGGTGAAGGTTGTTTCCATAACTAATGGCGCGCTGGTCTTCGACGACCATTCCCGCCTTCTCTCGGATCACGACCAGGATTGCTGCGAGCACCATTATCTCGACTTCTCCCAACTTTCTTTGGCGGATTTCGACGGTCTGGAATTCGATCTGTCGTCTCCCGATTTCTTCGAGAGAGTGCCGGATTACGGAATCCGTTTGCTGCCTGCTAACGGGCATCCGATCGGCGTCCCCGGATACGGCTACAACAACGGCTTCTACTCGGCCAATCTGCTGCTGAGGCTGGAGCGCCCCGGTGCGACTACCGATTTCGATATCACCGAGTGTCAGGAAATAAGCGACTAACCAGAAGGAGAATGACATGGAATTTCTGCGTTTCGGTTCCTCGATTCCGGGAACCTACTGGGGCTGCTGCGCTTGCTGCATCATCCAGAACTTCAAGTTCGATCCCGACGAGAAGTCGTCCATCCAGATCGTGTCGGGTGACAGCGGCACCCCGATGGGCGATTGCTTCGCCGGTCCCACCTACGCCGATATCTTCCGGCAGCGCATCCGCATCGGCACGTTCTCGAACCGCGATATGCCGAACCACGTCTTCCTCGCCATCCTGACAGACAGCCAGATTTCGGGCGGCGTCGGTAAGAAATGGCTCAAGATTCTGCGGGACGAAGGTTTCGAGTTCCTGCGGGCCACGGATAATTCCGTCTATACCGGCAACGACCCGGCGTCGAACATGAAGGGCAGCAATCCGAACTACATCTTCGGGCTGTTCCGCAACATCGGCAAGGGCGCGATGAACAATCCGTTCCTACCGCCGAAGGCGTGGACTGATCTGGCCTCGGACTTCACCGAGCCGTCGGCGCTGTTCAACGCATCGCAGGATACGGCGGCGCTGGCCAAGCAGATGAGCGCCGAGCAGTTGGCGCGCTGGGACGCGACCGGCCCGACCAAGTTGCTGACCCGCGCCGAAGTCGAAGCTGCCGGTGCGCCGGTGGTCTATGCTGGCTTGCGTTCGCGCTATCCGCAGCAGAAGGCCGACGCCCGCGAATCCGCCCAGAAGGCCGACAAGAATCACGTCGAGCAGACCGCTCTGCGTGGCAAGAAGGCCGCCTGATCCGCCGATATTAACCCTGCTCACACTATAGGTCTAGTAAGATAGGAGGTTCGAGTCCCCTACGCCTTGAGTCCATCATCATATGGGAACAACTGTGAGAGTCAGGCAATGCAGGAAGTGGGAGCAAGACCCTTAAAGCCGTCCGCGAAACGGCGCTATCCATAAGCCATCCGGCCCACACCGCCCGCGCCCGCCCTCCACGCACACTGGCCCCTAGCCGACTTGCGTCCCGGGTATAGTCAGATTCCAGTCGCCCCGGTTTAGCACCCGGAAGATAACCGCGAAAAGACTTGGGAAGGTCAACGGTCAAGGTAGAGGTAATGCACGGGTTAATAACAGGGGGGATGGGGACTCCAAATCCTCATCCCTCCTGTCACTCTTGGCAAACTTGCCAAAAAGGATCGTCATGGGTATCTCGACATACTACGCCAAGCTGCGCCTCGATAGGGCTGCCCGTCTTCATTGGTATGGGGCCAAACGCGAGGCGTATAAAATCGCAATCGACGTCATTCAAGACGTAGTCAAGGAGTCCGATCATGGGCCGACGCTCACGCCGAAGAACCAAGGCAGCACGGAAGAAACAGGAAAGGAGGTGTCGCATGGCCGCCGCTAACTCTGCTCTCTCACAGCAGAACTCAACCATCACGGCGCAATGCCTCGGCCTTACAATCGACAAGTCGAAGATCACTCTGACGCAGGGCAATCGCGCTCCGCCGAAGGTGTCGGTTCTGCGTGACCATCTGCTCGACTATCCCGAACTCTGGCTCGATGTTTTCGTTGCCGGTTCGCCGTATGAAGAACGGCAGTTCGCGGAACTCTTTGCTCGTGCTCGATGCAAGCGGGCAACTACCGTCGAAACCGCCGACCTCGTCGTGCTGACCGGCGGTCCGGACGTCGATCCTCGGCTCTACGGCGAGAAGCCGCACGATACGACTCGCGTTCAGGTCGAACGGGACAAGGCGGATATTGCGATCTTCGACAAGTGCATGGAACTCGGTATCCCGATGCTCGGCATTTGTCGCGGGGCGCAACTCGGCAACGTCCTCATGGGCGGCAAGTTGTTCCAAGACGTCGATGAGCACTACGGCGATCACGGGATTTATGACGTCGTCAACAAGATGGCTATCCCCCGTGTCTCGTCCGTCCATCATCAGGCCGTCATCGCTAACCCGGAAATCGGGATGGAAGTCATCGCTGTCTGCAACAAGTCGACGGCTCGTTGGTTGAACGACATGGACTGCGACGTCGGCAAGCGGCAGGACGTGGAAGCATTTTTCTTCCGGGACTCGTGCTTCCTCGGCATCCAAGGCCACCCCGAATACCGTGGCTACAACCAGTTCGCCAAGTGGACTCTCGACTTGATCCAGAGCTACATCGTCGGCAACCCCGATCTGCACTGGCGGGATTCCCAATATCGGATCAAACTCGATCTAGTCGCGCAACGCAATGCTGGCTGGGCGAAGCGCAAGAAATCTATCACCAAGCCACTCACCATCACCCAGACCAAGAAGGGAACAAACTGATGTGCGGTCACGTCGGCATTGCCGGAAATCTGGAATTCAAGGACGAGGCGACGATGAAGCGCCTCTTGCTGATCGACTACCTTCGCGGCCCGGATTCAACTGGGATTGCGGCCATCCGCAAGAACGGTGAAGCCGTTATCTCGAAGGGGGCGCTCAATCCCATCGACCTGTTCGATATGCCGAAGTTCAAGTCGGCGCTGAACGCCTACCAATCCAAGGTCTTTCTCGGTCACAACCGGGCGGCCACCAAGGGCGTCGTCAACAACGTCAACGCCCATCCCTACGAAGTCGATCACATCGTCGGCGCTCACAACGGCACCCTCGATTCCGTGTCCTATGCGGACCTCGAAAAACTGCTGGACGAGAAGTTCGGCACCGACAGCCACGCGATCATCGCGGGCATCGCCAAGTTCGGCGTCGAAGAAATCATCCCGATGCTTCGTTCCGGGGCCGGGGCTACCGGCGGAGCATGGTCGCTGGTCTGGATGGATCGTGAGCAGAATACGCTCAACTTTCTCCGCAACGATCAGCGACCGATGTGGTATGCCTATTCCGAGGACTTCAAGAAGCTGTTCTGGGCTTCCGAATGGCCGATGATCGACGTCGCCACCGCTCTGTCCACCGGCACCGGCAAGGAATACAAGCTCTACCACAACGACAAGCACCATCGTTATTTCTCGACCGAGGAAGACGTCTGGTATCAGTTCGACCTCGACAAGCTGACGGCGGGCGGGGATGAAGTCCCGAAACCGAAGTGCAAGAAGCTCGCAGGAAAGGAGCCAGTAGTGGTTTCGACTACCTACGACCCTTTCAATCGAACTACCGCTGCGGCTTCATATACCCGGACTACGACGACGAAATACCGTGGCACGACGACGCTGGGCAAACAACCCACTGACAACGTCAACATCGTCCACCTGTTCGGCAGCGAGGAAGACCCGATGGCGGGTCTGATGACCCGCGAGCAGTTCGAGGAAATCGCCAAGTATGGCTGTTCGTGGTGCGGGCAGTCGGTTGACTTCGCCGATCAAGGGGTTACGATCTTCGAGCGTGACCAGATTTGCCTGTGCCCCACCTGCTCCGGCGGTGACAATCAGGCTTCCCGGGTCCACGTCGCCAACCTCGATCAACTGTTGTAATTGGCAAGTTTGCCAAGAAAGGAGTAGCATGATGACCCAAGCACTCACCCCGATGGACGGGTTCACCTTCGGGTGCGACCCCGAACTGTTCATCTTCGGTCCGGACGGACAGCCTGTCTCCGCCGAAGGGCTGATTCCCGGCTCGAAGGAAGAACCGCACAAGGTCGAATACGGCGCGGTCCAGCGTGACGGCCTCGCTGCCGAGTTCAACATCGACCCGGTCGACAACTTCCGCGATTGGAACCGCAACATTCAGGCGGTCATGGGGCAGCTTGAAGCGATGCTCCCGGAAGGCCATACGTTGCAGGCGGTTCCGTCTGTCCGCTTCTCCGAAGCTGTTTTCCTCGCGTCGTCGAAGGAAGCCCTCGCTCTCGGTTGTTCGCCAGACTACAACGCTTGGACGCAGACCGTGAACCCGCCGCCGTCGCTCGACCACGATCCGTTTCTGCGCTGTGCCGGGGGGCATATCCACTTCGGGTGGACGAAGGACGCCGCGCTGTCCGATCCGCAGCATATGCTGAACTGCTGCGACCTCGTGAAGCAGCTTGACTGGTATCTCGGCGGCTGGTCGATCGCGCGGGACGAAAACACCGAACGCCGCTCGCTTTACGGCAAGGCCGGGGCGTGCCGCATCAAGGACTACGGCGTCGAATACCGTGTCCTGTCGAACTTCTGGGTGACGACCCGGGATCGTCGTCTCGCCGTCTGGAACCGTATGGTGCAGGCGATTGCCGATATGCGGAACACGTATCTGCCGGATCGTGTCTCGCACTACAACTCGACGCTGATTGACTCTATCAATCAGTCGAGCGTTTCCGCCAGTTTCAGCCGGGCCTTCCGGTTCCCGCTGACCACCCTCGACCACAGCTACGCCCGCTATTAAGGAGAACGACATGGCCGAAGCCAAGACGAAGGAGCACGTCAACTTCTACGAGAATATCAAGGAAGCGAATATGCGGCTCCGGGGGACCGTCGTGCTCTACGACGGCCTTCCGCACTACATCATGGCGATCACCGCCCATAACCCGGACGGCATCTTCCGTGTTTACATGGAACCGCTGTCGGATAAAATGATCGTCCAATCGCCGAACCGTCCGCCGTTCGATCAGTATCCGGCCGATCACCCGTCGCTGGGCACCGCGATGGACGAATGGATGGCGAACAATCCGAAGTCCGTGCTGATGCGGAAGATGATGAACTCGCCGAAGTTCAACAAGTTCCGCCCGTTCCCATTGGGAATGTGCAACTACAACGGTCGGGTTTACTATCTCGAACGTCAGCCCACCCGCAAGTCCGAGCAGGGTTTGACCAGCAACATGATCGCCGAGAGTCGTCTTCGGCTGGACGATCAGCCCACAATGGGCGGGCCGCGTGGAATTTCCTTGACTTCTCCGGCTCTCGCGGCTACCATCCGTAACGAGTATCCCTCGTTCGAGGAATGCCTGACCAATCTCAAGGACCGGACCGTGACGAACGAAGGGGCCGCTTTCCATCGGCTGTTCGCCCTGATCCGTGGTCCGATCAACACGATGTTCCTTGGTTACAAGGATACCGTCATCGGCGTCCTGCCTCATCGTGACGGCAGCGAGGTTATCCTCGACGTCAACTACTACCATACCCGGGAAGCCGTGCAGGAACTCGGGGTTTTCGCCAACATCACCGTCGAATAAGGAGGTGCCCATGAAGTCGCCGTTTCTCCGGACAACCGTCAAACCTTCGCAGGGTTACGATATCAAGACTCTGCTGGGCCGTATGCCGACGGCGGGCGAGGTCGGTATCGAAATCGAGTGCGAGGGTAATAAGTTCGAGAAGAACAACGCCAACCTCGCGCCGTTCTGGGAATTTCATCAGGACCATTCGCTGCGGGGGCAGGACAACGCCGAATATGTTCTTGTCAAGCCGATCAAGTTCGACCAAGTGCCCGAGGCCATCGACGCGATCTGGAAGGTCATGGACAAATACGGCACCGTCCTTGACGTATCCAATCGGACGTCGGTTCACGTTCACCTCAACTGCCAGAAGTTTCACCTCAACCGGCTCACGGCCTTCATGGCTCTCTACTTCATTGTCGAGGAAGCCCTGACCGAATGGTGTGGCGATCACCGTGTCGGTAATCTGTTCTGTCTGCGGGCCAAAGACGCCCCCGGTCTTGTGTCGCAGATCAAGCGGTTCGTGCGGTCGGATGGGAAGATCGAACTCCGGGACAACCTGCACTACGGCGGCCTCAACGCCCACGCCCTGATGAAGTATGGTTCGCTGGAAATCCGGACTCTCCGGGGATGCACGAACCCGCAGACCATCATCGAATGGTTGACGATCCTTCGTCGACTCTACGACCTGTCGGCAGAGTTCCAAGACCCCCGCGATATCTGCGGTATGTTCTCGGCAGAAGGTCCGGCAACCTTCTTCGGCACCATCCTAGGCGACACCGCGATGACGGTCCGGCAGGGTATCTCGATGACCGAAGAACAGATTCGTGACTCGCTCTACGACGGCATCCGGCTGGCGCAGGATATCTGTTACTGTCGAGACTGGTCACTCTACAAACCTGTGGAGTTGGCCGACGACCCTTTTGGCCGTGACCCTCGGAAGGTCATGAAAAAACTAAGCGGGATGGTGGCGCAGTCTGATGCGGGTGGCCCGTTTCACCCAGAGTTTTCGCTGGCTACTACGGCGAATACGCTGACGCCGATTCATCAGGTGGAAGCGATTCCCTTCCCGGGTTACACCGAGGAACCGGAAGAGCCCGAGGAAATCTACGACACCGACTATGACTTCGATATCGACTTCGACGAGGAGGGCTGATATGCGATACCGAGTTCTTCCCTACCGCACTGGCTCCAAGAGTGCTAAGGCTTTGGCCGAAGCCCTTGGAGGCAAGGTGCTCAAGCTGTCGGGCAGTAGTTATTTCCAGCAAGCCGAAGACGTCATCGTCAACTGGGGTAACATCAATCCGGCTCATGTCCCCGAAATGTTGCTGACCTCTGTGCCCGGCAGTTACCGGCTTCTCAACCCTTGTGCGGCTATCCGACCGGCCAGCAACAAGAAGCTGTTCTTCCAATCTATCACGGAAAGAGGCCTGCATGACATTATCCCTCGTTTCTGGACTTCCGCCGCCGAAATTCCCGACGATGCTTTTCCTATTGTGTGCCGCACTATCCTTGCAGGCCACTCGGGAGCAGGCATCGTCATCGCCAACATTCGGGATCAGCTTGTCCCTGCCCCTCTTTACGTCCAATACGTGAAGAAGAAGCACGAGTATCGCGTCCATGTAGGTCGTCGCTTCGAGCCGGGTGATGGCGACCACTCCGACGTCCAGCCCGGTATGCAGACTGTCGTCATCGACGTCCAGCAGAAGAAGCGGAGGAAGGAGCATGAGACGCCGAATTGGCAGATCAGGAACCACCACAACGGTTTCATCTACGCGCGGCAAGACGTGGCACCTCCGCCGTGTGTTACGGATGCTGCGAAGGCGGCTTTCCGAGCGACCGACCTCGACTTCGGTGCCGTCGACGTGATCTGGAATGAGCAGGAGAACAAGGCGTATGTTCTCGAAATCAACACTGCCCCCGGTTTGGAAGGCCAGACCATTGACAACTACGTCAAGTTTTTCCGTTCAATCTAAGGAGACTGCAATGAAACCCGATCCTCGGGACACCTGCGGGTGTCCGGTCTGTGCCTCCGATATGGCATATATTGTCCCTTGCCAGCAGAAAAAGCTTGACAAGGGCGACAAACCGTAGTATACTACCCTGTAAGTAAGCTAAGTAGAACAGGAACCGCTTACCACAGGAGTATCATGTCACTCTTTGAACCTGCCCTCGTCTTGTTGGGCATCACCATCCTCACTGCCCCCTTCACAGTATCTCGAAAAAGGAAATAAAAACAATGAGATGTTACATCTGTGACAAGGTCATCGACACCCCCAACTACAACGAAGACCACAAGGACTACGAGCCTTGCGAAACCTGTATGGCCGTCATCAACGACCTCGTTGAAGGCGACAAGGATCAGGTAACGGCTGCCGACGATGACCTCTCCGCCGGGGATTCCACCGATATCTACCTGTCGTGGATTGTCCATGACAACCCGCCCGACGAGGACGAGGACGACCCCTACATGGATTCGCACATCAACGATTAATCCCATGTTTTCAAGGTGTTGTCATTTTTATTACATCGACTATGTCGATTTTACTTGACAACTCTGTCGTTTCTCGTTATAATATCTAGTATAAGATATAGTATATGATTAGTAAATAATCTAGTATTATATCTAGTAACATACTAGCAAGCGGACGGAAGAAGCCGATGAAACAATCATCTGCCTTCGTCGAACACGGCCCATGCGAGGCGTGTGGTTCATCCGACGCTGTCGGGTGGTATGACGACGGTCACGGTCACTGCTTTGTCTGTGACAAGTATTATTCGCCCACGGGCCAACAGAAAGAGACATACGAAATGTCCGAGAAAGGTCTAGCTGACAGGAAGGTGACTCCGCTCACCTACGTCTTCCGCGCCATCCCCAAGCGTGGACTCCCCGAAGAAGCCATCAAGAAGTATTCCATCGACGTCAATGTCGACAAGGACGTGGACGTAGCCCACCGCTACCCATACTTCAAGGATGGTCGGCACGTAGCGAACAAGATTCGCAAGAGGTCAGAGAAGGCATTCCACTGGGAAGCCCCTGATCGTGATGCCATCCGAACTGCTGAACTCTTCGGTCAACATCTTTTTCCACCCGGTTGTGCAAAATCTATCACGGTCGTAGAAGGCGAACTCGACGCGCCCTCGGCTTGGGTCCTGCTTGGCTCTCGCTATCCGGTAGTTTCGGTAGCGTCGGCTGGTAGCGCCGTAGCCGATATCAAGCGCAACTACGAGTATCTGGATTCGTTCGACGATATCGTTCTGTGTTTCGACAAGGACGAAGCGAAGACCCGTCCCGATGGCACCGTCTTCTACCCCGGACAGGAGTCCGCTCGCAAAGCTGCGGAACTCTTTGCCCCCGGTAAGTGCCGAGTTCTCACCCTCGAACACGGAAAAGACCCCAACGATTACCGCCAGAACGGTGTCGACCCTAAGATTTTCGTGTCGGAGTGGTGGAAGGCCCCGAAGTTCATGCCAGATGGGCTTGTCTTCGGTCCGGATATGTGGGACAAGATTCAGAATCGTCCGCAGCATTTCCAGACTCCGTATCCTTTCGAGGGTATCAACGCGATGACTTACGGCGTCCGCCTGTCGGAACTCGTGGTCATCAACGCTCCCACTGGCGTAGGTAAGACGTCGATCCTTAAGGAAATCGAATACGGCCTGCTGATGAATCCCGAAGTCAAAGAGAAGGGTTACGGCGTCGGCTTCCTTCACCTTGAGGAACTCGATACAGACTTGGCCTTGGGTCTTATGTCGATACACGCAAACAAGCGTTTCAATCTCCCCGACACTGAAAAGACCGTCGATGAAATGAAGAAGGCGTATGATGAAATCATCAACACGTCTCGGGTGGTGATCTACGACCACTTCGGTTCAAACGAAATCGACGCAATCATCGCCAAGATTCGCCACATGGCGGCGCTCGGCTGCAAGTATATCGTTCTCGATCACTTGTCGATTGTAGTGTCCGATCAGAACGGCGATGAACGTAAGCAACTCGACGAGATTACGACCAAGCTTAAGACCTTCTGTATGGAAGCGAATGTAGCCTTGATCGCAGTCATTCACCAGAACCGTAACGGTCAAATCCGTGGCACCGCTGGCGTCGAACAGCTTGCGAATATCATCCTGCGTCTCGAACGTGATCTTACCAATCCTGACCCGTGGCGGCGCAACATCACGAAGGTTTGGGTGGAGAAGAATCGCTTCTGTGGTCGGACAGGCCCGGCTGCGTGGTTGTTCTTCGACGATATCACTGGACGCTTGGTTGAACTCGACGACGTCGCCATCACCAAATACGAGGAAGGCTTGTCACTGAACGACAGTCATATCCCCTTCTAAGGAACCACTATGTATCTGACGCCGACTGAAAGGCATTGGGCTTGCGATATCGAAGCCGACGGCCTTTATTCCGAGGCGACTAAGATATATTGTGTCACCCTGCTCAACTGTGTCACGAAAGAGGAAACTCATTTCCTCACGGACACAGACTTCCGCATCTGGCAGGAGTCTCACCCGGATATCATCTACGTCGGGCATAACTTTCTGTCCTACGACGCCCCGATGCTTAACCGCTTCTGGGGTGCCAAGATTCCGGCCAAGCGAGTAGTCGACACCTTCGTCTTGTCGCAAGTTTACGACCCGAACTTCACAGGAGGACATTCTCTCAAGGTGTGGGGTGAAAGGCTCCGCTACCCGAAGTTCGACTTCGACGACTTCACTCACTACACTCCCGAAATGCTGACGTATTGTCGGCGTGACACCCGGCTTACGGCTCTTCTGTATCGGCGTCTGTCGGAGCGGATGCGTCAAGTCGGGTTCTCGGAGCGAGGTGTTGAACTCGAACATCTGGCGTGGAATATCATCCAGAATAAACAGTATCGCAATGGCTTCCCGTTCGATTACGAAAAGGCCCACCAACTTTACGTGATTCTGCGGGCTAGGGAAGAGGAACTCAAGAATGAAATCTACAAACTTTGGCCGCCCCGACTTGAGGTCATCGCAGAATATCCGAAGTCGACTCGAAAGGATGGTAGCGATACTGCAAACTTCACTCGACATTGTGGACAATACCCCAAAGTCGAACGAGATAGTGTCACCGGAAGCTATCGCGTATTTGATTGGGTCGAGTTTAGCCTTGGAAGTCCAAAGCAAAGAATTGACAAGCTTCTTGATCTGGGCTGGGAACCCGCCAATCGAACCAAAGCAGGGAACCCAAAAGTCGATGAAGATGAGCTTCTCGCGTTCGCAGAGACGTCAGGGCTCCCGGAGGTCAAAGCCCTAAGTAAGTGGATCGTGATTAATTCACGAGCCAACATGGTGAATACGTGGATGGAAGCCTACAACGAGAAGACGAAGGCAATCCACGGACAGTTGTTCATTGCTAGCACTCTCCGATACAAACACTCCAAACCTAACTCCGCGAACATTCCCGGAGTTCGTCACGGCAAAGACGGCGTCCTTATGGGCGAGGCTGGAATGTGGACTTACGAGAGCCGCGACCTCTGGACGTGCGGTGATCCGAAAGAATGGGACCTTGTAGGTATCGACGGCAAAGGGATGCAACTTCGCAACCTTGCTCACTACCTCAATCTCCCGGCCTTTACCGAGGCTATTCTGTCGGATGACCCACACACGGCCAACATGAAGACCTTCGGGCTTTCATCGCGGTCGCTTACCAAGACCATCACCTACGCTACGCTGATGGGTGCCGGAGACGCTCGTATCGCCAACGAGGCTAAGGTTACTCTTGACGAAGCCAAGGCAGGTAAAGCAGCCTTCTTCCGGGCTGTTCCGACTCTCCCCGAACTCATCAAGCGTCTGCAAGATGAGGTAGCCAAGACCGGGCGCATCACCTTGATCGACGGGACGAAGGTTATTGTTCCTTCCCCGCACATGGTTATCCCGTATCTTCTACAAGGTGACGAGTCTCGACTGATGAAGCAAGCCCTGATATTCCTCGACGAAGCCATTCGTCTTGGCGGTAACAGCAAGTGGTGCTTCAAGGTCGCCGACATTCACGACGAGTGGCAGTGGCGCATCAAGCGTGAGTTCACCGAAGAGTTTGTCGCTACCGCTCTTCCTTGCTTCGTGAAAGCCGGGGAGTCCTTCAACTACAATATCCGGATCGACGGCGATGCCAAGGTCGGGAAAACATGGGCGGAAACTCATTGATGAAATTCTCTCTAATCTCTGACATGCATGTCGATTTCCCACAGCCGAAGACTCCTTACGATCTTCTAGAGAAGATTGTCGTAGTAGCCGGAGACACCGCGAACGGCTTGGACGGGTTGAAGTTCCTGCAGAAGTTACGTAACAAGGGCTTCATAGTTAAGGCCGTGGACGGCAACCACGAGCATTATCGAAACGCTTCACAGGGCCGTCCTGAACGGGAAACTACTGCGAGGTTTCGTGAAGAGCATCCACGATATAGTGAAGAGGAAGGCGTGTCTTTCATACTAGCTAATGGGTGGTATGTAGTCGAACACGAGGCCCTGTGGCGTCATCGAATGAACGACAGTCGAATGGGCTCGCTGACGGCGGAACAAGTTAACGCTCTTGCAACCCAAGACTGGTTGAGTGTTCGACAGCGACTTGAGGAGGTAAAGGCATACCAGAAGAAAGCCGTAGTTGTTACCCATACCGCGCCGTGTATAGAGACTCTTAATCCCGAATACGCCGGGGACTACTCGAATGTATGGTATCATAATCCGCATATGAGAAATCTTCTGTCAGAGTTTCAAGAACAAATTCTGGTATGGTGTCACGGGCATACTCACGCTCCTAACGAAGCAATCGTAGAGGGAGTCAGAGTTCTTTGTAATCCTCGTGGATATCCCGGGGAGAACCCAAATTGGAAACCCCTTACTGTGGAGGTTTGAATGTCTAGAACTTGGGTATACTCCGATCCGCATTTCTACCACAAGAACATCGTTACCTTCTACAACTACGACGGTAGCAAGGTTCGCCCGTGGGACGACGCCGATCAGATGACAGAGGAAATGGTCGCATGGTTCAACGAACTTGTCGACGATGCGGACAGGGTGTATATTCTTGGCGATGTTGCGTTCACTGCTGCCAACATGAACCGTGTTGTTCCGCGACTGAAAGGACGGAAGGTTCTAGTCCCCGGGAATCACGAGCCGACGAAGATGCGAAAGTATTTCGGCCTGTTCGATGACGTCCGTGGTTACGTAGTGAAGAAGGGTTTCATCATGTCTCATATCCCGATTCATGTGCAATCCCTTTCGCGGTGGAAGCTGAATATCCACGGCCACCTTCATAACAATCAGGTGACGATAAAAGAGCAGCCAAAGTCAGACGACCCAGAAGACTGGGGCAGCCTAGATGGTTATGATGTTCCCGATCCGCGCTACTACAACGCTTCCGTAGAGCGGACGAATTTCCGCCCGAAGCTGCTGGATGAAATCCTGCATGAACGAGGACTCAAGTGATGGCACTGATGATCGACGAAGCTAAGCTACGCGTTCTGTTGAGGAAGTTCTATCTTCGGCTCAATAGCGACTACGCACCGACGCTTCCAGAAGCGATTGAAGAAATTATCGAAGAATGTAAAAAAGGTCTTGACAAAGACTCCGTTCTTTGGTATAATATGGAGAGAAAGGAAGGGAAATGCAAAAGTCCCTTAAGGCTATCAAAAATACGTTGTGGAGGATTAACAATCCGAAAAAACAATTGGTAATAGCTGCTAAAGTTAGGGCTAAAAAGAAAAGACTTCCTTTCAACATTACGGAAAAAGATTTTGAAATTCCCGAAACCTGTCCTTACTTGGGGATACCACTGGTTCTGGCCTCTGGTGAATCTAAGAGGGGCGGAGGTAACGGGAATGCCCCTTCGTTGGACCGCATCGACAACAAATTGGGGTATGTAAAGGGCAACGTCGAGGTGATTTCTCGTCGCGCCAATACAATGAAAAGCGATGCAACTGCGCAAGAACTTCTCGAATTTGCATATTACATTCTCGATAAGGACTGGCGAAAAGAAAGTTGAGTAGAAAGGTAAGTTAGAAAATGGCACAGAACAGTCCGACGTATGTCATTCGTGGCACCCTCGATTGGGCGAAGGTCCTTGGCAAGCCCCGCCTGAACACCTACACCGAGGAAAACGAATGGTCGGTTGACGTGACCCCGAATGCCGAGGGCCGCGCCATCATCAAGAAGGCCGGTATCACCGACAAGCTTCGGGACCCGAAGGACAACGACTCGCGGAAGGAAACTTTCCTGTCGTTCCGCCAGAAGGAACTCCGCAAGGACAAGAGCGGCAACATGGTTGCCAATCAGCCGATCAAGGTGGTCGACGCCGGTGGCAACAAGTGGGACGAAACCAAGATGATTGGTAACGGAACCATCGCCGACGTCAAGTTCACCGTGAAGGATAACGGGAAGGGACGCCCGAAGGGTGTCTACATTCAGGCCATTCGTGTCCTGCAGCACGTCCCGTATGAAGTGCAGGAGTTCGCTCCGCTGTCCAGTGACGACGAATACTTCGCTGGCTCGGAAGGCTCTCCCGCCGAGGAAAGTCGTGACCGAGGGTCACTCGAAGTCGATACCAAGGGTGAGGCCGGTAATCCGGACGACCTCTACGACGACATTCCGTTTTAATGATGTTGGTGTAGTGAGTGGTTACTGTAACTGCATCGCTGACGACGCATAGTTCGTGTTAGTAACAGAGGTGGGATCGGGTATTCCTCGGTCGTCCTTAAGGCACCGCAGCAGGTGGAAGCCCTGCATTTTAGGAGAATACGATGCGTAAGATTCTCGATTGGTTCAAGCGACAGCTTGACTTCATTACCATTGAACCGTTTTATCTCGAACCGAAGGATTTTGGTATGGCAAAGATTGAAGCCCGTGGCGACAAGTTCATCCTGCTCAACAAGGGCAATCAGATTGTCGGCACTTACAGCCGTGAGCGTGACGCTCGTCGTGGTGCCCAGCGCCGGGGTCTGACCGTTGACTGAACTCGACATGAGCATCAACCGCCTATGCGGTCTAATCCATGAAGACAACGTCAAGGCCGGTTGGTGGGAAGACGGTTTCGGTAAGCTAAACATAGCAACGAAGCTCGCCCTAGTTCATTCGGAAGTTTCGGAAGCCCTTGAGGGCGTTCGTAAGGACCTGATGGACGAAAAGCTCCCCCACCGGCCCGCTGTCGAAGTCGAACTGGCCGACACTTGCATCCGTATCTTCGATTTGTGTGGTGCCCTTGGGCTTGACCTAGAGGGTGCTATCTTCGAGAAGATGGCCTACAACGCCGAGCGCAACGACCATAAACCGGAAGTTCGCGCCGGAGAGAACGGGAAGAAGTTCTAATGGACCCGAAGACCCTCCCAGAAGATATCTTCAAACTCTTAGACTCGGAAACCGACCATGAAGTGTCGGAAGAAAACGTCCAGTGGGCGGGAGAGGTCTTCAAGGACATTCTCCGTTCTCGTTTCCGTAAGCGAGAGCCCCGTCGTGGCGAGAAGGCAATCGTCTTCTCGTCCCTCGGGAAGCCTGATCGACAGACGTGGTATGCGGCGAACCTACCGGAATACGCCGAGAAGATGACTGGCAAGCAGAACTTCAAGTTCCTCTACGGGGACGCTATCGAAGTCCTTCTGCTGTTCCTTGCTAAAGAGTCCGGCCATGAAGTTACCCACCTGCAACACCGAGTTGAAATGGATGGGATCGGCGGATACACCGATGCCGTCATTGACGGAGTCCCCGTCGATTGTAAGTCGGCTTCGCCTTACGCTTACACGAAGTTCGAGGACGGGTCCTTCATCTTTGATGATCCTTTCGGTTACGTCAAACAGCTTAGTGGTTACGCCCACGCGCTTGAGAACACGAACCGAGCGGGCTTCTTGGTCGCGGACAAGGTAAACGGTAACATCTGTTTTGCCGAACTCGACAAGCTGTCGTTGGAAGCAAATCCTCCACAGCCGCGTATCGCCGAACTCCGTGAGGTCGTTAACTCACCCACCCCGCCGCCCAGGTGCTATGATCTAGTGCCTGACGGTAAGAGTGGTAACATGAAGCTACCTGTCGGTTGTAGTTACTGTGCCTTCAAGGACAAGTGCTACGAAGACGCTAACGATGGCAAAGGTCTGCGAATGTTCTTCTACTCTCGCGGTCCTGTCTGGTTGGCGAAGGTTGCACGGGAGCCGAAGGTTGGCGAAGTTTCTTGATCGCTTAGTGAAAGCCTTAGTCTACCTAACGATCGGAGAACGGATTTGAATGCCGAAGACAAAAAGCGCAACTCCCACTACCTCCGAAAGTATGGGATCACCCTCGCCCAGTATAACGAATTGCACGAACAGCAACAGGGCTGCTGCGCAATCTGCCTACGAAGCGATGAAGAACTCACCCGCCGACTCGCCGTTGACCATAACCATAAAACGGGAGAAGTCAGAGGGTTGCTTTGTAACCATTGTAACCATCGACTCGTCGGAAGGCACACGGACGCAGACCTTCTCCGACGAGTGGCTGAATATCTTGAAAGGAAAACCGGATGGTTCGCCCCGAAGAAAAAGCCGAAGCGCGTAAGAAAGGCACGGAGCCCTACACGCCCCCGGAGGACTACATCGACCAAGACTACAACGGGCTCTGGTTCGTCCTAAACCACGACGGTTTTCCGATTTCACCAGCGTTCAAACACAGAGAGGAAGCAGTAGCATGGAAGAACCAGTTGATCTGACGGACGACCTCGATTACGAGGAAGACTTCCTTCCGGCTGACGCTTACATGGAGAGTGTTGGGTTCGACGTCACAGGTGTTCAGTTTCGCTTCGTCGGAAACGTATTCGTCGTCGATATTCAAAATGCTGCATGGGAGAACACCCTTGGTGTCGCCGTGAAGCTAGATCAAGAGGCGATTGATGCGGTGAAGGCCGCTATCGCTGCCCTTGCACAAGCGGTTGACCGCCGAGAAGGAAGAGTCCATTGAAACCCAAAATACTTGTAGTGGACATTGAGACTAGCCCCGCGCTAGCTTATGTCTGGCGACTATTCAAAGAGAATATCTCTCTGGATCAGTTGCTTGTACCGTCTGCCCCTATCTGTTTCGCTGCGAAGTTCGTAGGTGAAAAGGAAATCCACTTCTACTCGGAGTGGGAACACGGTCGGCAGGCAATGATCGAGGCCGCTCATAAGCTGCTGTCGGAAGCCGACGCGGTGGTAGGCTACAACCAAGATAAGTTCGACCTTCCGAAACTCCGTGGTGAGTTTCTGCTGGCAGGACTTCCGCCGCCGCCGCCGCTTACTTCCATCGACCTCTACAAGTCGGTGCGTAAGTTTGGCTTCCAGTCGAATCGTCTCGCTTACATCGGACCGTTCCTTGATGTTGGTCGTAAGATCAAGCACGAGGGCTTCCAGTTGTGGGCTGACGTCGAGGCTGGTGTGCCGAAGGCGCAGGACAAGATGCGTCGATATTGTATCGGCGACGTCAAGCTGACTGAACGTCTCTACAAGAAAATCCGCGCTTACATTCCCAACCACCCTCATCTGGGTGATACCGGAAGTGCCCAGTGTGGTGCCTGTCAGGGCCACAAGGTTCAGAGCCGAGGGTATCGCCGCACTAAGGCGTTCCGTATCCAACGACTTCACTGTCAGGAATGCGGTTCGTGGCAGGACGGTAAGCGTCACAAGGTATAACACAGGAAGTCGCTAAAGCGACGATAGGAGAGCGATATGCCGTATATTACCCAAGACCTTCGTGATGATATCGACAGCGGAGCTATCCCCCAGACGGCGGGTGAACTCAACTACCTTTTGACCGTGACGGCCTTGGAGTATATCCGGGAGAAGGGTGAAAGCTACGCAGCCTATAACGACGTCCTCGGGGCGTTGGAAGGGTGCAAGCTTGAGCTTTACCGGCGGCGTATCGCTCCCTATGAAGACTTCAAGATGGAGCTTAATGGCGATGTTGAGTAAGGAAGTCAAGGCAAGGATTGCAGATTATTTCGAGGCTGCTGACCTCGTCGACTTTCTTCAGTTGAAAGTAGAATACGTCATAGACGCATTCGAGGATGATATCGAAGAGTCTCTAGATGACATTGAAGACATGATGGGAGTTCGACGTGACCGATAATTACCATCTACCCGCAGGTGAAACCACCACCGACGACCCCAGTTTGATTGGCACTGGTGCTGTCAAGTATGACGCCGGTAAAGTCGGTGTATTCCAAGGGCTGATTAACTACTTCCCCCGCGCTCTGTGGGGTGTAGCAGAAATCTCGACCTTTGGTGCCCAGAAGTATGCTTGGAATGGATGGGCTGACGTCGCTGACGGTTACAACCGTTATCAGGATGCCAAGTTCCGCCATGCACTCAAGCAGGCTATGGGTGAGGAAATCGACCCCGACTCGCAGAAGTATCATATTCTGCATGAGGCGTGGGGGGCTCTTGCCGCTGCAGAGCTTTATCTTCGTGAACAGGAGAAGAAGAATGCCGCGTAAGAGTATTTACATCGCCGGACCTATGTCTGGCTACAAGGACTTTAACTTCCCGGCGTTCTTCGCCGCTGCCGATAAGCTTCGTGCAGAAGGTTGGATTGTCTACAACCCGGCCAACAAGGAAGACGAAGCCCTGATCGGTGAAGAGGCCATGAAGACAGGCGACCCGATGGAAGCCCAGAAGGCTGGTTTCAATTTCCGTGATGCATACCGGTGGGACATTGAATGTGTCATCAAGTCGGATGCAATCTTCATGCTACCTGGATGGGAAGCCAGCCCCGGGGCCCGTGGTGAACACGCGGTCGCAGTAGCGATGCAGCGGCACCACCCAGACTACGAGATTATTTACGCATGAATGAACATCGCCATACACTTCTCTACGTCGACAAGAAATCACAGTTGATCTACGACACCCAGCTTTTCGACGACTACGCCCTCGTCCGTCCTGCCTCGCCTGCCCTGTATCAGTTCATCGAGAAGATTTCGCTTTCGGAATTCGCCAGTCGGTTTGAAGAATTCTGTGGAAACGCCGATGAGGTCCGGGCTTTTGCGGCAATCGGCAAGCCTGTAGCTTTCACTGTGGAGACTCGAAATTGAACTCGACTGCCCTGCCCTCGATTTACGCGGAATTCATCCACAAGTCCCGCTATGCTCGTTGGCGAGAGGAAGACAATCGCCGAGAGTCGTGGGATGAAACCGTAGCTCGACTTATCGAATACTACACCATTCAGTCTAAGCTGCCAGATACAGCGGAAACTGCGGCGGTGATGGGTCGTCTCCACTCCGCTATCCTGAATCTGGAAGTGATGCCCAGTATGCGGGCGATGATGACGGCTGGCCCTGCTCTGGACCGGTGTAACGTCGCCGCGTATAACTGTGCTTACCTTCCTGTCGACAGTCTGCGGTCGTTCGATGAGGCCATGTATATCCTCATGTGCGGCACCGGCGTCGGCTTCTCTGTGGAGAACAAATATGTTGAACAACTCCCCCGCATCGCCGAAGAGTTTACCGAAAGTGCTAGCGTCATACGGGTTGGCGATAGTAAAGAAGGGTGGGCACGAGCCCTCCGAGAACTCATCGCGCTACTCGCTGCTGGTCAGCTTCCCAACTGGGACACCAGCGGAGTTCGTCCTGCCGGAGCGCGACTTCGGACCTTTGGTGGACGCGCTAGCGGACCGGAACCTCTGGTTGACCTTTTTGAATTCGCTACTCGCCTCTTTCGAGGCGCAGCGGGACGCCGACTCACAAGCATCGAAGCCCACGACCTGATGTGCAAGATCGCGGACGTCGTCGTAGTAGGCGGTGTCCGTCGATCAGCCATGATTTCACTGTTCGATGTAACTGATGACCGTATGTCGGTCGCCAAGTCTGGTGTCTGGTGGGACGACGCCGAGGTTAAGCGGCATGGGTATCGAGCCCTTGCTAATAACTCCGCAGTCTACACCCATCGTCGTCCTGACATGGGCTTCTTCATGAAGAAGTGGAAAGAACTCCATGACTCACACTCCGGAGAACCCGGCATCTTCTCTCGCTACGCTTGCGAGCGAATTGCTGCCAGAAATGGACGCCGTGACGTCTCATATGATTTCGGCACGAACCCTTGTTCAGAAATTATCCTCCGACCATTCGAGTTCTGCAATCTCACAGAAGTTATTGTCCGAGCTACGGATGGACCTGCGGACCTTAAACGAAAGGTTGCGCTTGCTACAATCTTGGGCACCATCCAATCTACGCTAACTAATTTCAAATATCTGCGTAAGATTTGGCAGAAGAACTGTGAGGAAGAGCGCCTTCTGGGTGTATCTCTGACAGGTATCCTAGACAATCCAGAGGTAATTAATGCAAAGCTTCTTGCTGAACTTCGTGAAGTGGCTGTTGACACAAACAAGGAATGGGCCGAACGACTCGGGATTGTTCCTTCTGCGGCAATTACTTGTGTCAAACCCTCTGGCACTGTCAGTCAGTTGGTTGATGCTGCTAGCGGCCTTCATCCTCGGCACAGCCAGTATTATCTTCGCACTGTTCGGGCTGACAATAAAGACCCTCTTACTGCTTATCTTAAAGATGCAGGAGTCTATTGTGAGCCTGACGTCACGAAGCCGAACAACACTACGGTCTTTTACTTCCCGCGTAAAAGCCCAGACACTTCGGCTACTCGGGAAGAAATAACGGCAATCGACCAACTCGAAATCTGGAAGTCGCTCCAAGAACACTGGTGCGAACACAAGCCGTCGGCGACTATCTACGTCAAGGACGACGAATGGATGAAGGTTGGTGCATGGGTGTATGAGAACTTCGACTTCCTGTCGGGTGTGTCGTTCCTTCCGCATGACGGCGGGACGTATCGTCAAGCACCTTATCAGGAACTCACGAAGGAAGAATACGAAGCATGGATTGCGGAGCATCCGATGCCAGTTCTTGACTGGGATGATCTGCGGTTCTACGAAACCGAAGACAACACCACGGGCTCACAGGAACTGGCTTGCACAGGATCAAGTTGTGAAATCGTAGATATCGGAGGAAGTGATGATCGGAGCGATTCGTGATTTCGTCTCCGTCAATCTGACTAAAATCCTTGCTGGGGCACTAGCTGTGTCCCTGCTTGGAAACGTCGGGCTTGGTATCGCCACGAACCACTACGCTGGTAAGGCGGCCTCTTGCAAGACCTCGGTGGTTGCTGTAAACAAGGCAGCCGAAGAGAAAAAGCAGATTGTCGAGAAGCGACAGGAGAAGAACATTGTCAAAACTCAAGACCGCGCTAGGAAGCGCATCGAAGATGCTAACACTCGCATCGCTAACGCTACTCGCAGCCTGCGGAGTCAAGGCGGGCAGCCCAATCGGCCCTCGTCTGGCACCGGCCCCGGCAGTTCTGCAGGAGAAGGTGGAACGCCCGTCGTTCTTCCCAGCGGAACCGTCCTCGTCGACGCCGACACCTACGCCAACGACCAACGAATCTGTGTAACTAACACGATCAAGGCTGAAGAATGGCAAGTGTTCTATAACCAACAGGTAGCGATTTGGGAGGAAGAGAATGTCGGACAATGATTGGTATTTTCTAGGGAAAGAGAAGTTGTTTTCGATTCTAGCCGAAGCTACTCGAATTTCTAAGACGAAGATTGCAAAAATCTATCACGAACTTGAGCAACTAGGGTTTATCGATTACGACACCGAAAAGGAAATCTTCTACGAAATGATCGAAGAATGAGCGTAACATTAACACCAAAAGGAGTGGCCTATCTTGGGTCAGAGGAAGGGCTTGTTAAAGAAGCCTATAAGGACACCAGCGGGATTTGGACTTGGGCGTTAGGAGTTACTGATGCATCTGGTCATCTGGTTGGAAGATACAAAGATCGTCCTGCGCCTCTGGATCAGTGTCTCGCAGTATCGGTTTGGCTCATCAAAGAGCGATACCTTCCTGCCATCGATCGTGCCTTTACCGTCGATCTCAATGAAGCCCAAACTGCGGCTGCTCTCTCGTTCCACTGGAACACCGGGGCAATCGAACGAGCCCAGTGGGTGAAGGACTTCAACGCCGGTAGAAACGATGCAGCGTATGAGAATATCATGCAGTGGTCGTCGAAGGGATTGCTTACCGAACGTAGGAAGCGTGAACGACGGCTGTTCTTCAACGGACAGTGGCCGGGCGACCTCCGGGTCAACATCTACCCCGTCAATCACGATAACTACCACCCGGTTATCTCTAAGGCGGAACGAGTCGACCTTCTTCCTGATCTGAAAAAGGTAATGCACGGTTGATCCGAGACTGACGTCTCGTCAGGACAAAAGAAAACCCCCGGTAGCATCGCCGCCGGGGGTCTTTTTATTCTAGGCCTTTGAATTTCTCGAAAGCTCTTACACCGAAGGCGGCAGCGCAAGCTGTTACGTAAGCCGCTGCCGCAGTCATATCTGGAACTTCCAGATTAATCAGCGGAATAAGCATCAGATTAACGATTGATCCTCCGGCTATGCCAATACAAGTAACAGGTCTCCACCATTTCCTTACGAAACACAGAGCGGCTTCCTGCCACTTAAGGAAGGAGTCTTTCAACATCTTAGGCTCCTTTCCACCAATCAAAGAACGACAGGATAGCTCCGATGATCCCCGTGCCTGCGAGAGCAGAGGCCGACCAAAAGGCCCCCACTCCCTTGTTACGCAGACCGAGAAGATCGTCTAGTTTTCCATCCATGTTTTCGTGGCGTTTCTCCGTCTCTGCCATGTGCAAAGTCATAGTAGCTTGGAGGTTAGCCACTTGAACTTCAAGCGCCGTGATACGCTCGACTTCCGAACGCTGCAACTAAACCTCCTTACTGCTTGGGAAACAACAGATCGCGGGCATTCGCCTTCTGATCCTTCACGACTTCTTTGACCATCTTCACCTTGTCTTCCTCGGATGCCTGTTGGTATTCCGGAGAAGCAAAGACTTGCTTGAGGTCTTCACGAATGTAAGCACCGGCATAATACTGGTAGTTGTAGAACTGCTCGTCCGTCATCTGGAAGTCCTTGACGTCCTTCTTAGAAACGGGCTTGTAAAGTTCCTTACCAGTAGCAGCTTCGATGCGGGCAAGTTCATCCACCACCGGCTTATTCGCGGGATCACCCGTGAAGAAACCACCGGGCATCCGCCCGCCCTGTTTGTCGTTCTGCTGACCGAGACGGTCGAACGCAGGGGCGTTGTTATAGGCGGAAACACCGATACCGAAGAACGAAGGAATAGCCTTCTTCAAGCCTTCCGGTCCTTCGTCTGCCATGACGTCTCGGACGTCCTGCAGGAACAGTGGAATGAACAGGTCCATCGCCTGCGGCCCGGCCTCGAACGGTTTACCGGTCGGGTCTTTTCCACGGAGGTAGGATGCGGTGTAACCAGCGATAGGGCTGGCCTTCCCGGTAGCAAACCTGCCGAGGATATCCAGACGAGTAGGAGCGCCGAACGCCTTTCCTAGTTCATCGACCTTACCCTTGCTGTTCTTCTGCTGGTTTGTAGCCAAGCGAGCGAACAGAGTGATATACTGGCCGAAACCACCAAGGACGTCATACCGGGTATCACCGTCTCGGATTTTACCGAAGTCAGTGCTACGCGGATCAGCCTCTACATTCAAACCGCCTGCTGCCGCCAGAGTGAGGACCGACACCGACAAAGCCGATGTAGCCATCAACTGCTTGATCGCTTCCTTACGGACAAACGGATCAAGCGTGGCGTAGTAAACGGGGTTAAGCAGAGACAGACGCGACGAGATAAGACGCGGCGAGAAGAACAGCCCATTCAGGAACGGACCCGCCTGCGAGAACTTCCCGAGGCTACCGCGACCGGTGGCGTTGTTGATGAAGCCCGAGAGGTCCTTGAGGAATTGGGGATCGTCGATATCATGTCCAGCCGCCTTCGCCTTAGCAGCGAGGTCGTCGAACACGTCAGCACGAACCTTGTTCAAGAAACCGGTGAACCCTCGTTCCGAGCCACGAACGATCTTCCCTACGCCGGGAATCTTCTCTGCGTAGTTGCTGATGAAGGCTTCTTCACGAGCATGGATATCACTGGACAGATCGCTGAACGCAAGCCCAGACGATTCCATCCGTTCGTAGTTAGGACGAAGGCGGATTTCCTTCATCACGTCTTGAAAGGTCTTCTCTGAAAATGCCTGCCGGAACATACCCGGAAGGGCCTTCCAGAATTCCTTCTTAGTCGAGAAGAACCAAGCCTGACGGAACGGAGCCGAAAGGTCGAAAGACGACATAAGCGAACGAGGAAGGTTCAGGGTATTCCCGATGATATCACCGATCTTACCCTTGGCCGAACGATGCTTCATCGCAGCCTTCACGAAATCCTTCGGGAAGACACGACCTAGTAGAGAAATCTCGTTAGCTGAAATCGGATGGCCGTCGAGCAGCTTGTAAAGACCGACACGGGCACGGATGCTTTCGCCCCACGACAGCGTCGGATGCTTCTTGACTGCATCGAACAGACCGTCGACTTCCTCTTGAGAGAAGTCCTGCCGCACAGGCTCACGCACAACCTTAGGGAATTCTCCCTTCAACTGTGCCATTTCAGCGGCCAGACCGGCCTCACCACTAGTGGCGTGACGGGCCTTACCAACTGCCTGAAACCGCTCTTTACGGGTCTGGGTGTTTAGCGCCTTCTGTTCGTCTGTGGCCTTACCTGCCTTCTTAAGCGATTCAGTTAGTCTGGCTACAGTCTCTTCCGTGATCGGAGTATTAGGAGTATCAGGAGCAACCGATTCTGGTCCGAATTCTGCATCGAATTCTTTAGCCAGTTCAGGATCGATCTCCGAAGATATTCCCGTGCTCTTAGTGGGATCGACAGGATCACCAGGAGCGAGATCAGTCAGGCTTTCTTGACCTTTGGCAGCGAATCTAATGAAATTCGCGTCAACAGGAAGCTCCCCGTGTCCTGCAACTATTCCGTTATCGTAGATTTCACCTTGATGGGTGATATCCCCGTTTTCATCACGGATTCGGAATTCACGATATCCTCTGCCGTCTCCTGCATCCAAATGGTCTGGAAGAACTTCAACTTTCTCGCCATTAGGGCCGACAGATTCAGAAGGCTGTAGTTCCAGAGTAGAAGCAGGTTCTTCTCCCGTCCAATTAACCTTCTTCCACTTCCCCCTATTAGAGAGATACCATTGAAAAGCCTTTTCGTTATCACCGAAAACGGCATTAGGGTATTTAGCCTTGATATCGTCGAGGCTTGCTCCACTACGGAGCATATCTTCGATACCAGCCCGGTCTTCGACAGGGATGACATACCTCTCGGGGACGGGAGCAATCGGTTCGGCAACCTCTTTCGGTGCGATTTTATTTACAGACGGACGGAAACCCCCAATCTCTACTCCTCCGAGGGGAAAGGCCTCCATAAGACCTTCTATTGGGGTATCTCTAGTCAGTTCTCCGAGCGCATTAAGGCCTGACAGAGCAGAAGAGATACTCCGGCCCGGAGCATTCTCTGCAGCAACCAAAAGATTGCGAAGGAAATTGCCAGGGGTATCCTTGTAATAGTCCCGCCGCCCGAGCCACCTAAGAGACTCGTCGTCAATTCCGGGAGTCATCAACTGCTTGTATGCATTTGCTAGGCGTCCCGCACCGGGCAGAGGCTCCTGACCTAGAACCGGCCTATGAGAGCCTTCGGACCGAACCCTTTCAAGATATTCAGGGGTCTGCTCTTGCATCAACCTTTCGGCCAACGGGTCCTTAGCAGGGGGACGATAGTTAGGGAACGTCACATCAGTTACATTCCCGCTCTTATCCCGTTGAACCTGTGCGCCGGTGTCTCGCACCGCGACATGGACATTACCTTGTTCGTCGGTGTAAGTCATCCGGTTAGGATCGTTGGGGTCAGCGACCCACTGGTTATTAGCCATGTCGTTTCCTTAGCCTAGCTGACGCTAGTCTGCTTACTGGGCTTTGAATCCCGGAGGCGGCGGAGGAATGTTCGGAGCGGGGCGGCGACCGGTTCCTGAACGAGCAGGGGACGGCGGAGCATTCGTCTTCCGCCAATTCCGGTAGTCGATATCGCTCTGAACCTTCTTCCCGTAGGTTCCGGCTCGCTGGCGAGAAGTCGCCGCATTAGTAGCAGCAGTGCCTTCGGTCGCCTTGTTATGGCGGACACGCTCTTGCTGCTCGGCATCGAACTGTCCTGCCCGGGTGTTGCGGTAGTCGATATTAGCCTGATCTTTAGGCTCCATCGTTCCACGGACCCAAGCGTCAACGGCTGCCTTGTCGTAAGTATCAGGCAGGCCGTCCAGTAGGTGTCCCATGCCAAGCGATTCCGCACGTTTGCGAGCATTCGCTAGCATAGGGCCGTAGGTGGCTTCATTAGCCGCCCCGAACATACCACCAAGTCGGGTCGAGAACTGGCCTTCCTGCGTGAACGCATCGGACTTAGCCTTCTGGGCGAGGGCTGCCTGTCGGTCTGCACTAGCGAGGTAATCCCTGTAATACTTCTGACCGAGGGCTGCGTCTACACCGCCGAGCCGCTGGATCGCAGAGAGCGGGTCCTGATCGAAACCAGCGAGGGCGTCACCGATCTTCTCCTGATGGAGCTGATCACTGTAGATAGGATTGATACCCGAGTTCATCAGGAAGGCATCACCGAGAACGCCGAGGACGTCACGGAAGGTGCCCTTCAAACCGAACATACCGGAGTGCTGGGGAGGCTGAACCTGCGGGGCTGCCATCTGGGCCATCGGGTTAGGACCCCCGGCTCCGGCTGCCACAGCTTCTACGACCCCTTGAGGAAGTAGACCAAACAGGCTCATTCTGCACCCCCTAGCTTGCTGTAGTCGACAGTCTGGTAGTCACCGACCGTAGGGCCAAGTGCCCACGGACGCTTCTCGGCCACGTCAGTAGCCATGACACCGATCTGACGATCATCCGGACTATCCCAGATGTAGTTGTAGCTGTAGAGCGGCATCCCGTCTTCGAGCAGGCCGATCTGGATGACGTTCTCTTTCAGTCGAGGATCGGAAGCGGCGATACGCGAAGCCAGACCGCCGATAAGACCGCCAAGGCCATTCTTCGACGAAGACTTCTCGGTCGATACCTTCCCGGAATCTGCCAGAACACCGGCAGCACCCAGACCAAGCTGGCCCATACCAGTGAGTTTCGAGAGATAGCTGTCGAGATACTGATTAGCAAGACCCTGTCCAAACGAGACAAGACCCTTGCCGGTTGCACCCGACCGCAGTAGGCCACGGGCAGCCCCGCTACCTAGAACACCTTGGGTGCCCTGTTTGGCAGCGAAATTATAGCCAGCGGCGTTCTTGAAGTTATTGAAGCCCGACGTGTCGCCAGACAGCAGCGCCTTGATGGCGTTGAAGCTATCGCCAACACCGCTTACAGTCGGCATCAGAGCCGAGGAAAGCGCCGAGTTGTTGACGTTCGCCGAAGTGATGGACTTCTTAGAGCCACCAAAAAGATTGCCCATATTATCCGGTTCCTAAGTATTTGTGTTTAGACAGAATGAAGAGTTCGCAAGGACCTACAAGAGTCTGGACAACTCCGTGGGATTTGAACCCGCCCTGCCTAGCCATCCATCGCGCCCCGACGAGCTTGATGGGGGTGAGCCCCCGAATGACTTCCACCGGGAATTCGGTGAAGGCCACTCGGAGAGCTTCATGAAGATGAGCCTTAGCGGCTCTACCTCGTTTGATGTAGAACGTGTGACCAGTGTAAACACCGGGAAGTTCATATTCTAGAAGGTTGTAATTCTCTCCGTCGTCGGTGAGAGCGATGTTCCGCTCGTCGGCCAGCCAAGCCTCGGGGTCGAAACCGTGAAGCTCGTGGGCGTAAGGCTCTGTCGCGTCTCGCAAAAGACCGACGTCAAAGCTGCGCTTTATCATGGACAGAAATTCATAAACCCTCTCCGGCGACTAAGTCCTTGAAGCAGAGGGACATAAAATCGCTGGTAAGATACGCTGACGCCGAACTCTTGGAGAATCGGAACATACAATCGCTGATACGAAATCGCAACGCCACGCGATACAATAAGCGGGACGTAAAAACGTTGATACGCAACACTAACACTATCGACTCGTATCGGTGCGTAAAAGCGTTGATACGAAACCTTAGTGCTCATGTGGACGACTCCCAACCAAGCTCGAATCCGGCAGTGTTAATCTGCGTATAGGTCAGATTATAACTGACATTAAAAGTCTTCATACTGGTAGTAATACCAGATACAGCAGAACCTACAGTGTCAGAACCAGACTGCCGGATGACAGGTTTGATATTCTGGGGGCCAGCCCCGCCGTCGTTATTGGCACGGAAACAGTGGCGTTGCTCTGTGCCGACCACCAATCCCGACAAAGCTGGAAGATCGGCGATAGCGAACGTAGTTCGTTGAGCAGCAGTATTAGACGAAACAACGGTGGCATCACTTAGGGTTACTTCGTTGACGTCAGTGTAGGCGCCGGTCATGCCGGAATTGCTGCCGGCCCCATCTGCTTTGATCGCGGCGACAAACGAACCTACGAGCGAGATCCCTACGCTGGCGAGAACCTGGGAAATGGCGCAGGTGGTGTTCGAGGTGTCACCAAACTTGATTGCATCGACGCGCGTTAGCAGGGCCATCGAAAACGTCCCGGACAA